CAGCCCGCCCAAGTCGATCGTGGCGGCCGGCGAGGCGGTCACCGCGCTGCTGCTACGCACCGACCAGCCTTCGGGCAGGCACGACGGCAGGTCCGCCACGAACCGCGACACGTCGGCGGTGTCGATCCAGGTCAGGTCCCACACCTCAAGGTCGCCCGGCCCGCTGGCGCCGACCCACTCGTACTCAAACCCGTCAGGGTGCTCGCCGTAGACCACGTACTGCTGGCCCTCGCCGAGGATCTCGACCGCGTAGTCCTTCCCGTCGTCGCCCTTCGGGCCGTTGGGGCCGGTCAGGAACACCTTGACCTTGCTGAATGGCGCCGTGGTGGCGTACATCAGCAGGCGCTTGGGGCGCGAGCCGAACCGCACGGGCGCAGGGCCGAGCACGCGCAGCGCGCAGGCCTCGATCGCCGCAGCGCACTGCTCGTCGCGCACGTCGATGTCCACGCCCGGGAAGCGCGCGGCCAGCAGGCCAATGTTGCCCTCGGCGTAGCCGTTCAGGGCGAACCGCTCGATGCGCTCGATCGGAAAGCCGTGCTGCCATCCAGGCTCGACGACACGCTTCTGCTTCGGCTTGACGGGGACCACGTCCCACCCGCCCCGGTGCAGTTCGGGGCCATCCGCACCGAAGCGCCGGGTCATGCGCGCCCCGCCTTGCGCGTGGCCTCGGTCAGGTCCAGCAGCGCCTTGCGGATTCCGTTGGCCGCGTCGCTCTCAATCAGAGCGGCCAGCACGAGAGCGTGGTCCTGCGGCTCGACGCCCGTTTCTTCAAGGGCGGCGCAGGCGTCCGCGAGCAGGTCGCGGAAGTATTCAATTCGTTGCGAACTCACTATCGACTCCAGACGAACACCGGCAATCCGGCCGGCACGGTTTTGCTTCAGTGCGTCGAACCCTCCACGGGCAGCATGTGCAGCATCGCGCGGTGGACCGCCTGGCGAAACGACTCGACGGCCGAATCACTGCAGGACAAGTAGATCCGCACGTCGGTGTCCGGCACGTCCACGACCAGCTGCTCGCCCTGCGACAGGCCGAGCACGGCGTCGTAAGACAGCCGCAGGTGCAGCTCGGTCATGCCGGCGCCCGCAGGGCGGACCAAGCGATGTCGGGCCGCATCTGCTCAGCCCGGATCGGCAGCCCGGCTTCGCGGGCCAGCGCTTCGAGGGCGGGCACGCGATCAGCCGGGATGCGCTGCTTGATCACCCACAGGCTGACCGCCTGCGACGTCACGCCGAGGTGACGGGCGATGGCCGCGGGGCCCCCGAGGGTGGTGATGATCTCCCTGACGCTCATGCCTTGATGATAGCGGCGCTTTCCTTTTGTGCATACCGGGTTATCCCGCCCCTCGCGCGGCCGATGTCGGCCGCCGTTCGTCGTCCCCCGCTGGCCGAGGTCAATACCGCATCCGTAGTTGTGCAGATTCTCACTGCCCAGGATTAGGGTTTGTCCTGATTCACCCGGGGGTTGACCGCGCCTGTCGACGTTAGCCATACTTGCTTCCCGTAAGTTGTGCTTTCCAAACAACAGGAGGTGGCAAGTGGCAGATGACAGGAGCCCCGCAGAGGGCAAGAGCGCGCCGATCATCCCGGTCGGCCAGTGGAAGCCGGGCGCCGACGTGCAAGCCACGTGGCGCAAATTCGGATGGGTTCCGCCCAGCGAGAGCCGCACCGAGTTCTACGACGAGCCGAAGGGGGTGAAATGATCACCATCACCCTGACGCCCCGCACCCCCGCCCACCTCGACGCCGCGCTCGCGCTGCTGCAGCGCATTCGCGACGACGAGGCCGCGGCCGATGCGAAGTTCTCCGAGATGTTCCGCGGCGTGGCCAACGAGACGATGGCCGACGCGCTGCCGGTCGAAGTTCCCGCAGTGACCGAGCGCGAGCCCGGCGCTGACGAAGATGAGCAGCCGACCGTCGAGCCGGCCAAGGTCATCCGCAAACGAAAGAGCGCGGCGCCCGAGCCCACCGCTCCCGCGGCGCCCCTGCCGCCCCCTCCCCCGCCGCCTCCGGCTGCGCCTGAGACCCCGGCCATCACGCTGGTCGACGTGCGGGCCAAGCTGAGCTCGCTGAGCCGCGATGGTCACGGCGAGGCGGTCAAGGCTCTGCTGGCCGACTATGGCGCGGCAAAGCTGACCGACGTGCAGGAGAGCGACTACGCCGCGCTGATGGCCCGCGCGAAGGAGATCGCATGACCACCGTCACCCTGACGATCGCCGACAACGGCGACGAGCTGCACCTCGAAGGCAAGTTGGACGACCCCGAGGCCCTGAACCAGCCGCCCACGCCGGCGGTGATCGTCGGGACCTATCTGGCGACCAACGCCGAGCAGATCTGCAAAGACGCCATCCAATGGTTCAACCGGATGGTTGCCGACCAGGAGCAGGCGGCCAACGAGCCGCAGCTGAAGCTCGTGCTGCCGGGCGATGGGGGGCTGCAATGAAGGGTCTGAGCAGCGTCATCGTGCTGCTTGGTTTGGCCCTGCTGGCCGGCGTTGTTGTGGCCGGCTGGTGCGGGTTCCTGGTGGCGGTCGGCATCCACGTTGCTCGGTGGTTCCTGTGATGGACTGCCTGATCCTCGGCGACAGCATCGCCGTCGGCGTGTTTGCGCAGCGGCGCGAGTGCGTCAGCTACGTGCGCGGCGGCTGGAACAGCTGGCAGTTCAACCGCGAGTACCTGCCGGTCGTCGGCACGCGGCGCTACCGCACGGCGATCGTGTCGCTCGGTGCCAACGACCACCAGGGCGTGCGGTCCGAGCGGGAGCTGCGCAAGCTGCGCGCGGAGATCAAGGCCGACCGCGTCTACTGGATCTCGCCCGGCGCGAGAAAGGCGTCGCAACTCGAAGCAATCGAAAAAATCGCAACGGAGTACGGCGACGTTGTGCTGCCCCGGCCCGAGCAGTACATGAGCGCGGACGGCGTGCATCCGACGACGCAGGGCTACCGGACGCTGGCGAGGAGCACGCAATGAGCGATCGATTGAGAATCGCTGCCGAGGCGGCGTTGGAGGCGTTGGAGACTTGCGTGTGCGCCATGCAGGACTATCAAGCCGGAATCGGAATCACCGAGATGTTTGACGTTGGCGAGCGAAAAGGACGCGAGACGCTCATCGCCCTGCGCGCCGCGCTGGTCGAGCCGACCTCGCCCCGCCGCGAGTGGGTGGGGCTGAAGGATGAGGCAATCGCCGACATCGTGGACGACATGAACGGAAACGAACCGACTGCGCCGTTTTGGCGCGACCTTGCCCGCGCCATCGAAGCCGCGCTGAAGGAAAAGAACACATGAAGCACTCAACTGAACGCTGGGTTTTGAACGAGAACAACAACTGGAAAACCAACCCGTTTTCCGTGACCGTGCGTAAAGCAGGGGTGCATAGCGCAACAGTCGCTAACATACCGACGCGCCTGACGATCCCGCCTAGTGAACAACAAGCCAACGCACGATTGATTGCTGCTGCGCCTGACTTGCTTGATGCGCTCAAGCTGATGCTTGCTGAGTGTTTTGATGAAGAACGTGATGACGCAACGATTCACGCGGTAGCACAAGCACGGGCGGCGATTGCCAAAGCGGAAGGTCGTCGTGGCTAAGTTGTCTCCGCACCAGATCTTCATGCTCAAGATGTTCGACAAAGGGTGGGGGTTCAAGATGTACAACAGTAAGCGTGGATCGTGGATGACGTATTGGTCGCTGCGTACCCGAGGGCTGATCGGACCCGGACCTACGATCCGACGAGCAGGAAACCTAGTCGCTATTGACCGGCTTACCGACAAAGGCCGCGCGGTATTGGCAAACCTGAAGGAAAAGAACGCATGAAGTTCCGCAAAAAGCCTGTGGTCATTGAGGCTACGCAGTGGTTCAAGAACGGCGACCACCCGCTGGATTACAGCAAGACCCATGACGGCGCGGCTGGCGGTGAACTGGTGCGGTTTGGGCCAGAGTACCGCAAAATCATGGGGTGGGAGGGCGACATAGTGCGCTACTACCGCCGCCCCGACGATAGCGGGGATCGTGCCTGCAAGAAGTGCGGAGACACCATGCACGATCACGGCTGGGTCTACACGCTTGAGGGCGGACATATCGTCTGCCCCGGCGACTGGATCATCACTGGCGTGAATGGCGAACACTACCCCTGCAAGCCCGACATCTTCGAAGCAACCTATGAAGCTGTAAACAAAGAAGCCGCGCTGAAGGAGAAGAACGCATGAGCTGCTGCCCGCAATGCACCTACTTCGACAGCACCGTCACGATGACGCGGCGCCTGAACAACGGCTGGATCAAGCGCTGGCGCCGGTGCGACCGGGAGGAGTGTGGCACCAAGTGGCACACCTACGAGATGCCGACCACCCAAGTGGAGCCGCACGAGGACGCTGATCTGCGCGAGATCAAAAGGGAGGTGGTCGAATGAACTTCGTCTGCCCCCTGCCCCCGATGAAGGTCCTCGTGCGCGCTGAGTACCTGTACGACTTCGAGCGTGGCCACGGCCACCTGGTCGAAGGCGTGTGGTGTTCGGTCAAAGCGCACCGCGGCGAGGCGTTCCGGTTCGAGACCTACTTGCCTGGCTACGGCGCGCTGTACGACAAGCTGCCGATCAGTGCTTTCCGGTGGCGGGACTACGACGCCCTGCGCGCCGACGACGCCGGCGTGCTGCGGCCTGCGCCCGAGGAGGACCTGCCGCTCGACATGCTGCAGATCTGGGACGCGCTCAGCTACTACGTGACCGTGGTCGAGAAGCCTCTGATCAAGGGCCTGCGCTGCGAGTTCTACGGCAAGGACAAGCAGCTGCACCCAGGCGAGTACGTGCTGACGCTGGACGGCTGCAACCCTGATCCGCGCATCCCGGACTTCACGTTCGTCGAGACGGTCGACGAGCACAAGTCCTACAACTTGCTGAAGCTGGACAACGGGCAATTCGGTTTGCAGCCGAACAACAGATGCCGGTTCTTCGACCCGGCGCTTACGCCCAGCGAGCTGAAGTTCCCGGACTTCAAGGTTGCGACGATCAAGTGGACGGTGGAGAACAAGTCGAAGTGGCGCCTCGGCGACACCAGCGACGTGACCTATGACGGAAGGGGAGAGGGATGAAGCTGAGAGACAAAAGCATTCCGATCGTCGCCGAGCGCGCGCACGCGAAGCTCAGCGCCAGCGGCAGCAAGAAGTGGCTGACCTGCACTCCGAGCGCCAAGCTCGAAGAGCAGTTCCCGGACGAGCAGAGCAGCTTCGCGGCCGAGGGCACGTTCGCCCACGCCGTGTTCGAGCAGGAGCTGCTGACCCGCCTGGGCCGCCCGGTCGATCCTTTGCCGCAGGACCTGCTGCACTTCGACAGCGCTGACCTGCGTGACCACGTCGCGGCCGCGGTGGCCGTGGCTATGGAGCGCATCGACGACGCACGCGCCAGGTGCGAGGACCCGGTGATCCTGGTCGAGCAGCGCGTCGACTTCAGCCGCTGGGTGCCGGAGGGTTTCGGCACCGGCGACTTGGTGATCGTGGCCGACGACACGCTGGAGGTGCTTGACCTGAAGTTCGGCAAGGGCGTGCCGGTGCAGGCTCTGGAGAACACGCAGATGCGCCTGTACGGCCTTGGCGCGTGGGACCAGTTTGCGCACCTGTACGACATCAAGAGCGTGCGCATGACGATCCTGCAGCCGCGGCTGGACAACTACGCATGCGAAGAGATCGGCGCTCAGGAGCTGGTCGATTGGGCCGACACCTATGTTGCGCCACGCGCAACGCAGGCGTGGGCCGGCGAGGGTGAGTTTGTGCCGGGCGACCACTGCACGAGCGGCTTCTGTCGGGCCAGGTTCCTCTGCCCTGCCCGCGCGGAGGCGGCGCTCGCCGTGGCTCAGCAGGACTTCGCGCTCAAGGCGCCGGAGCTGCTGACGCGCGAGCAGCTGGTCGACGTGCTGAGCAAGGCGGACATGGCGATCGACTGGTTGAACGACGTCAAGAGCTACGCCCTGAAGCAGGCCGAGGCCGGCCACGAGCTGCCCGGCTTCAAGCTCGTCGAGGGTCGCAGCAATCGCAAGTACGCCGACGCCGACGCCGTGGCGCAGAAGCTGCTGGATGCCGGCGTGCCCGAGGCGCTGATCTACGAGAGGTCCCTGCTTGGGATCACCGCGATGGAGAAGGCCATCGGCAAGAAGAAATTCGCCGAGCTGCTGAACGACCTGGTCGTGAAGCCTGCCGGCAAACCGACCCTGGTGCCTGTCAACGACAAGCGCCAGGCCTTAAGCTCTGTGGCCTCCGCGGCTACAGATTTTTCGTGAAACAGCGCAACAGGGAGACCCCACATGAGCGCAACCAAGGTGGTGACCGGCAAGGTCCGGTTCTCGTATCTCAACGTGTTCCAGCCGCGCGCCGCGCAGCCCGGACAAGAGCCGAAGTACAGCGTGTGCTTGCTCATCCGCAAGGATGACGAGGCGACGCTGAAGAAGGTCAAGGCAGGCATCCAGGCCGCGGCCGAAGCCGGCAAGGCGCAGTGGGGCGGCAAGGTCCCTGCGGGCCTGAAGCTGCCGCTGCGCGACGGCGACGCCGAGCGGGACTCGGCCGAGTACAAGGGCCATTGGTTCATCAACTGCAACTCGAAGCAGAAGCCCGGCGTGGTGGACTCGGCGCTGAATCCGATCCTCGACGCCAGCGAGATCGTGTCCGGCGACTACGGCCGGGCGTCGATCAACTTCTTCCCCTACGCCAACAGCGGCAACCGAGGCGTCGGCGCGGGTCTGCAGAACCTGCAGAAGCTCGCCGACGGTGAGCCGCTGTCGGGCCGCTCGCGCGCCGAGGACGACTTCACCGAGGCCAGCGAGGACTTTTTGAACTGATCGAAAGGGGCCGAAAGCGGAAGCAAGTAGGCCTCACCTGAAAGGAGAAAAAGATGCAGATCAAATCTACATCCATCAGCCGGCGCCAGCTGTCACACGTCGAGCGCTACAAGCTGTGCCGCTACATCGAGCAGCACGCGGAGAATCAAAAGCACCTGACCGACACCCAGGTGGCAAGCACCGCTGCGCTGGAGCTGGGTTTCGCCGTGACTTCCAACAACGTGTCGGCCGCGCGCAAGACGACAGGCGTCACCGTGACGGTGCGCCGCCGCAGCGTCTCGCCCAATGAGTCAAAAGACCGCGTGCGCCTTTTGGCGCGTGAGCTGCGGGCCCTGATGACCGACTTAGACATACCCCCGAGCAAGACGCTGGAAGATCTCTGCATCGGCAGGGCGGTTCAGGCTCCGCGCCTGACGCCGGTCGAGGACATCCAATTCAATTTGAAGGCCAACTGATGACCCAGCCCACCATCCTCAACATGCAGATGACGCCGGCCGGCGTCGAGCTGACCATTGCGGCGCTGCGCAAGCTGCCGCACGAGCAGGTCAACGACTTGGTGCAGGAGCTGTGGCAGCAGTACAAGGCGCAGATGCAGGCGCTGGCCGAGGCTACGTTGGCTGCGCCTGAGCCGGAGACCGACACCGACGGCGGCAGCGCCGACTAAGTGGTGGTCAATCGGGAGACGCTTGCCGAGCTGTACGGCGACGACCTGCTGTTCCTCGACCCTGCTGAGGACTTCGATCGCTGCATCTTGGGCGTGGTGCATCGCTGCGGCTTTGAGCCGGTGGTGTGCTACGACCAGGAAGCAGTGATCGACGCTCTGATGCTGGGCGGCATGGACCGCGAGGAGGCCGAGGAGTGGTTCAGCTTCAACACCGTTGGCGCCTACGTGGGTCCGAAGACGCCGATGTTCCTGGACCGACATGCCGACCCGACCGAAACCTGACGGAGATTTCGTGGCTGAGCAGGCAGCGCGGATGCACGCGCTCCTGCGCCAGCGCGCGGCGCTACCCAGGGAGGACCTGGAGTACCTGGTCGAGCGCGTGGCCAAGCTCAAAGACGATCGGCTGCAGCAGTGCATCGCCGAGCTGATCGGCTGGGGAGACGACGAGCGCGCGGAGATTGAGACGTTCGTGGCGATCGCGATCGAGGTGATGAGGACCACCACGGTGACGAAGCTGCGTTCTGCGGCGCGGACCGTCGAGCTGCGCTACCTGCTGCGTGACAAAGAAAAGAACGAAAAGTGATCAACGCATACAGCTTCACCCGAATGCTCGAACTGCTGATGCAGGGCGAGGTGACGAAGACAGAGATCATCGAGCAGACCGGCTTGCACCACGCCACGGTCGGGGCATATGTCCGGCATATGCACCGCCGGCGCCTGCTGCGCGTGGCCGAGTGGCGCCGCGATCGACGTGGCTACACCTGGGTTCCTCACTACACGCTCAACCCGGACGGCATCAACGACGCGCCGCGGCCGCAGCCGACCCCTGGGTCAGAGCGCAGCGCCGCCTATCGCGCCAGGCGTAAGGCGATCCGGCTCAATCAGATGCTGGCCGGGAGAGCGGCTTGACCACGCTGCGCATCGACCTGGAAACCTACAGCAGCGTCGACCTCAAGAAGTGTGGCGTCGCGCGCTACGTCGAGAGCCCGGACTTCGAGATCCTGCTGCTCGGCTACGCATTCGATGACGAACCCGTCCAGGTCGTCGATCTGGCGCGTGGCGAGCAGCTGCCGGGGCGCGTGGCCGACGCGCTGTGCGACCATGCGGTGATTAAGGCCGCATACAATGCGGCGTTTGAGATCGCCTGCATTGCTCGGCACTACAACATTTTTGTCGACGTCACGCAGTGGCGCTGCACCAGCGTCCACGCGCTCTATCTCGGGCTGCCGGGCAACCTGGGTGAGGTGGGCAAGGTGGTCGGCCTTGATGAGGACCAGCAGAAGCTGGGCTCAGGCTGGTCGCTGATCCGGTACTTCTGCATCCCGTGCAAGCCGACGAAGACCAACGGCGGCCGCACGCGCAACCTGCCCAAGCATGACCCGGCGAAGTGGGAGCTCTTCGTCGAGTACTGCAAGCGCGACGTGGAGACCGAGCGCGAGATCGCGCGCCGGCTGGCGAAGTTCCCGGTGCCCGGCACCGAGTGGGAGCTTTGGCACCTGGACCAGCGGATGAACAACGCTGGCATGAAGATTCACCGGCAGCTGGTCGACAACGCGATCGTGTGCGACGCGCAAGTGCGCGAGCGACTGGTGGCCGAGGCGATGGAGCTCACCGGCTTGGACAACCCAAACAGCCGCGACCAGCTGCTGGCCTGGCTGCAGGAAGAGACTGACGACGAGATCGCTGACCTGACGAAGAAGACCGTGCCGGCGCTGCTGAAGGCGACCGACAGCGCCGTCGTCAGGCGAGCGCTGGAGATCCGGCAGGAGCTGGCTAAGACCAGCGTGAGCAAGTACCAGGCGATGGCCCGCACGGCCTGCGCAGACGACCGCATCCGCGGCCTCACGCAGTTCTACGGCGCGAACCGCACCGGCCGCTGGGCGGGGCGCTTGGTGCAAGTTCAGAACCTGCCGCAGAACAAGCTCAAGGACATCGACCTCGCGCGCAACCTGCTGATTGAGGGCCGCTTCGACGAGCTGGAGCTGCTGTTCGGCAACGTGCCAGACACGCTGAGCCAGCTCATCCGCACGGCGTTCATCGCCGAGGACGGGCACCGCTTCATCGTGGTTGACTTCAGCGCGATCGAGGCGCGCGTGATCGCGTGGCTGGCGTGGTGCGAGTGGCGGCTCGACGTGTTCAAGACGCACGGCAAGATCTACGAGGCCAGCGCGGAGCAGATGTTCAAGCTGCCGCCCGGGTCCGTCACCAAGAAGTCGCCGTACCGGCAGAAGGGCAAGATCGCTGAGCTGGCGCTGGGCTACCAGGGCGGGGCCGGCGCGCTGATCACGATGGGCGCGCTGGACATGGGCATCGCGCACGAGGAGCTCGACCCGATCAAGACCGCCTGGCGCGAGGCGAACCCGGAGGTGGTCGCCTTCTGGTACGCCTGCGAGCGCGCGGCCAAGGCAGCGCTGACGACGAAGGGCAGCATCACGCTGCCGATCGCCGGCGGCCGAGCGAAGCTGGTGTTCAGCTACGAGAGCGGGTTCTTGTTCATCAGCTTGCCCTCGGGCCGGCGCCTCGCCTACGTGAAGCCGCGCGTTGAGCCGCAAGACCTCGTGCGCGAGGCGGCTGATGGCAGCAGCTACGTGGTGGCCAGCGCGGGCAGCGTGACCTACGAGGGTCAGGACCAGCGCACCAAGCGATGGACCAGGCTGCCGACCTACGGCGGCAAGCTGGTGGAGAACATCACCCAAGCGATCGCCAGGGACTGCTTGCGCGAGGCGATGCTGGCGATCGACGACGCCGGCTACCGGCAGCTGACTACGGTCCACGACGAGATCGTGATCGAGGCGCCGGACGATGCCGGGGCGCTGGCCGAGGTCGAGGCGATCATGGCCAGGCCGGTCGTCTGGGCGCCGGATCTGCCGCTGCGCGGCGACGGGTTCGAGACGCGCTACTACATGAAGGAGATTGACTGATGAGCATCGTCGGGTTGACGGGCGACCAGATCAAGGCGCAGCTGCAGGCGCAGGCCGGGTCAGCGAAGACCGGCGCGAACGCCGTGCAGCACGGCGGCACGCACTACAAGCAGCTCAAGTTCGAGACCTGGGACGTGATCCTGGACTGGGGGCTGGGCTATCTGGACGGCAACGCCGTGAAGTACCTGAGCCGCTGGCGCCACAAGGGCGGCGTCGAGGATCTGCGCAAAGCGCGCCACTACATCGACAAGCTGATCGAAGAGGAGACCCGCAAGTGAACAGCCCGCTGAAGACGCTGGGACCCGAGGACCTAGCGCCGCTGCTGCGGCGCTCGGCCGAGACCATCAAGGTGGACTGCCGGCGCAGGCCGGAAAGCCTGCCGCCCAGGCTGAAGATCCCGGGCTCGAACCGGCTGATGTGGCTGGAGGAGGACGTGGTGAAGTGGCTGCGCGAGTGCAGCGAGGCCAGCCGCTGAGCGGCCGGCCTGTGACCGTCAGTCGAGCCGCGCGGCACGCCGCGGTCACCGAGCGGCCTGCTCCTCCACCTGCCGCACGCGGTCGTTGAACCGCTTCATGCGCGTCGCAATCCGCTGCTCCTGGATCTGGATCGTCTCCTTCGAGGCGCCGCGCTCAAGCAGCTCACGGCGCCGCTTGCGCAGATCTTGCACGTCCCGCTCGGTCTGGTTGGCTAGGTCAACCAAGCGCGCCTCGGGGTTGGCCCTGCGGTACTCATCGATGCCGCCCTCGCGGTTCTTCCGCCTGCCCTTGATCTCAGCCTCGTGCTCGTTGATGCGCTTGAGGTTCTCGTAGAAGCGGTTGCTCTCGGCGGCCGGTGACTTGGTGTCGCCGTAGAACCGGCCCAGCAGCGGCACCTTGTAGGGTGGCAGCTCTTCGCCGGTCACCTGGCTGGTGATGGTCTGCTCGATCTTCAGCGCCTCGCGGCCCACGCCCCCGGTGGCCTGACCGATCAGGTAGTCAAGCTGGTCCGGCGTCGGGCTGATCACGCCCTGCTTGTACTTCGTGCCACCGCTGGCCAGGTTCAGGTAGTAGGAGAGCTGCTTGGAGAACCAGCTGGCCGTCTCCTTGGCGCGCGTGTAGCCGGGAGTAGGTTGAAGATCGCTGCGGTCTTTCTTGGCGATCGGCCTGCCGGTCCAATCCCGGTTTTCTGCAAGCGCCACCAGCGGGTCGGCAATGGTCGGGGCAATTGTTTGGACCGACCAGCCGGCGTTGCCGATGGGGTTGAAGGCTTCAAGAAACGCGCCGGTGATCTGCAGGAGACGCTTGGTCGGCTTCTTCCACCCCGACAGCGCAAACTCGGTGAGCACGCGGCTGGTGTTGGGGATCACATGGAAGCCCAGCGGCATCGGAATGTTGATGTACTTTCCGTTGCCGGTGGGGATGATCAAGTTGCGCTCGCGCACGAACTCCGGCGGCTCGTCCTCATCAAACCCTGCGGCCGCCAGCAGCAGCGCCTGCGCGGAGCCCAGCAGCAGGCCGCCGGCGATGATCTTCTTGCCGGCCGGCCCGCGCAGCGTCTCCACCAAGCGCGTGGTGCCCTGCACGCCGGCGTTGAAGAACGCATACAGCGCGCCCATCTGCGTGGCCACCTGGCCCTTGCGGTTGAAGTTGACGGTCAGGTTCTTGGCGATCGACGCGGCCTGCTGCTTTGAGAGCCCCTTGTTCAGCGCGGCCTTGTAGGCGGACAGGCGGACGGCGTTTTCCATCGTCTCGTTGTAGTCCGACAGCCAGCCGAAGACCGCGTTGTTGGGGTCGACGAGGCGGCGCACGTCGTAGCCCTTGCGGCCCATCCGGTTGATCTCGTCCTGCAGCTTCTTGGACCGATCGTCGCTGCGGGCAAACATGTCGCGGAACCCGGTCTGCCCACCCTCGCGCTGGAACTCCTCCCACAAGGTGGCCCAGGTGCCGGTCGCCGGACCCTTGCCGGCGCGGCGTGAGCGCAGGTCCGAGTAGATGCCGCGCAGAGCGGGCATCACGCCGGCCATGACTTCGGCCTTGCGATCGGCGATCTGCGTGGTGGTCAGGTTCAGCACCGCGCCCTGCACGTCGCGCCCGAAGTTGATCACGCCGAATATCGGATTGAACTGCGTGTTCACGCTGGCGAACCACCGGGTGACCATCGCGGTCATGCTCATCACCCGGCCAAGCTGGTCGGCGTCCAGGTTCTTGAGCGCCTCGGCCATGCGCTGCGAGCGATCGTTGTTCGGGTTGAAGAACACGTACCGCTCGCGGCCGTCGATGCGCACGGCCAGCACGTTGTCGCTCGTGCGCAACAGCGGGTTCACGCGCTGCACCACCAGGCCCGTGCGCGGGTCGATGGTCTGCTGCACCGGCTCCCGGATGATGTTCTGCGCGTCGATCGGGTTGATGCCCATGCGGATCAGGTCAGCGATCGCCGTGTTCGGGTCCCTCTGACCCTCCGGGTCGACGGCCAGCCAGAAGTCGGTGTTGGGGTTCTGCACCGCCATGCCGTAGATGGCCTGGGCGACGCGGGCCTTCTCGGCGCGCACGATCGTGCGCTCGCGCTGCATGGCCAGGTTCGCGAGGATGTCCACCACCGGGCGGCTGGAGCCCGTGGCACGGCGGCTGGCCGGCCCACGCACGCTGTAGCCTTGACCCGTACCCGCCCCGCCGCCAGCGGCGAAGTCGGTGTCTTCACGGAACAGAGGCACGTAGCTGCCGTAGGTTCGCTCCCAGGCGTCGATCGTGTCCTGCGTCTCCAGGCCGCTGGCCACCAGCAGCTGGCGCGTGCCGGCGCTGATCGCGTCCACGCGCTGGGCCAGCGCGTCGTAGGCCCGGCGCTTGGCGGGGTCGAGCCCGGCCAAATAGGTGCGCGCGTCCGCGGTGTCGATCCCCGAGCCGCCGTCGGGCATGTTCGGGTTGACGCGGGCGATCTGGTCGTTGCGCTCTTCGGCGTGGCGGTTGTGCAGGAACTCCTCGAACTCGTCCATCGTGACGCCGCGGGCCTGCATGTCCTGTAGCAGCGGACGCAGCTCGCTGGTCAGGAAGTCTGCGGTCTGCTTGGCGGTGCGACCGTGGTACAGCTCCTCTTGCAGGTAGGCGTTCCACTTGTCGTCGATGCTGCCGGCGGCCTGGCGGATCGCCTCCACCACGCGCTTGGTGTCGATCTGCTTGTCCTGCATCTTGTACAGGAAGTCGTCCATCTTCGAGTCCGGCGCCATCGTCCAGCTGGCCAACGGCGCGGGCTGGTTGAAGATGTTGCGGCGACGGCTGAACATCGGCAGCCCCTCGCCCACCTTCTCGCGCATCGCGTCGGTGATGGTCAGGCCGGGTTGCACAAGGGCGTATTTGTCCAGATTCGTTTTGACATGCGCCACGGCATCTTCGTACCTACGAAAACGCTCTCCATCCGGCGTTACCGAATCCATGCCGTCGAACGTAATCCCGTAGTCAATGTTGTCGTCTGACGGCCTTGCTTTTTTGCCAAGGGGTTGAATCTCGACCACCCCCATTTGCCCACCACCCACCTTGGGCAGCAGCTTCTTGAGCGCCGTCGGGACGATGACGTCGTAGAAGGCACGCATCCCCTTGGCCTCGACCTTAAGGTCGGCCCCGCTCAGGACATTGCTGTCGCCAATCACTTCAGTCGGGTTGCCGAGAAGCCTGTCAGCCGCCTCCTTCCCGATGAAGTCGGGCAGCTTTTCGGGCGCGACGGTTTCGTTGATAACCGTCTTCCCATCCCGATCGTAAGCACGAAGGCGCTGATCCCCGTTGGGGTTGTACCGGATCTGACTAAGGGTCTTGTCCAGCGAGAACCGCTCCGCGTTCTGCGCGCCGTTGGTGAACGCCACCTTGTCGTAGCCGCCCTCGACCGCCATCGTCAGCACACGCTTGAGCGCCAGGTTCAGCCAGCCCTCGGTCTTGGTGACGAAGGGGGCGCGTGGTGTAAGCCCAACCTTTATCGATGGAGAAGCCGCCATAAGCAGTGGAAGCGATTCTCTTGCCCGTGCAATTGCTTCGTTTGCGGTAGCTGCGTGTCTAGTTCCGACCCTCGCTCCATTCACGTACATTGCGTACTCAGACTGACCCGGGAAATACTTTGATTCCCCAACCAATTCAGCCCTGACATCAGCAGGCCCTTCAGCAAATCCACTCTTCTTCCCCTCCTGCCCCCAGTCGGACTGGATCTCCTCGACGAACAGCACTTTGTTGCCATCGGCGTCGGTGCGGTCGTTGACGCGAATGTGCGCGAGCACGTTGGGCTGGTCCCAGTGGGAGGATCTGTATTCGGTCTTAACTGCACTCTTCGCACCTGGCCGCCGGTCAAGCTCTTCAAGGACTTCATTCGGCCAGTCCATGATGTTCTTGCCGTACTTTTGTTCCTGCTGACGAGCCCAGGCAAGGTCTTTGTCCATGCTCGGCAACGTCAGCAGCACCTCGCGGTAGCGCGCGCCTCCAGGCAAGGTCCACTTGCCGTACTTGGTTTCGGCCATCGGCGTGTCGCTTGAAGGGATTGCTGCGTACTCGCGGCCACCAAGTTCCTCCGCTCGCGCTTCGGCTTCTTGTTGTGTGCGGAAGCCTTCAACGAACTGATCGCCGCCGGTGGCTTGGTCAACGACAGACCAACCGCCTTGCCCGCCTAGCACCGTCTCCTCAACCTGCACGCCACCCTGGCGCAGGTACTCCGCGACCTGGTCCTTCGTCACCTTGCCCTGCTGCAGCGCGAGCCAGTCGTTGACGCCGGACCACTCGACCTCGTCGGCCTTCACCGCGCCCTTGTTCACCAGGCCCTTGATGGCGTCGCGCCAGCCGGCCGCCGGCGCCGTGTTGGTCTTGATGCCTTCGACGCCCTCAGCCAGCGCGGAGTACAGGCCGAGCGCGTTGCGCTGACGGCTGGCGGTGATGTCCGGGTTGGCCGGGTCGAACGCGCCGCTGTTGCCGGTGGCGGACTTGATCTGCGTCGGCTCGAATGCGACCCAGTCGTCGCGGTCGACGTTGCCGTCGGTGTCGCTGTTGCGGATGACGATCCCGTCGTATCCCTGGGACACCAGGTCGGCCTTGAATTTTTCAATGCTGGGGTAGGAGTTCCTGTCCTCCAACATGCTTTCGTAGTCCGAGTACTCCATCGGGTTCTGGATCGACAGATGTACAAGCATGGTGACCGCGCCAGGCTTGAATCCGCCACCCGCTTCTTCGATGAACCCCTCGACCGCTACTTCCGCGTTCCCGGCATCATAGTTGCCGTCGTACAGGCTGGGCGCCGTGAACCACGAGCCGAGCTGACCAGAATACGCGGCCGTGGACTTTTGGCCCTTCGTCTTTCCGGCGTTTGTGTCGAACTCCACGAAGTCTTTTGTGGTGACGTGGAATGCGACCAACGGCCTGCCGTTTGCGTCTACCGCCTTGGACTGTTTGAACCAGCGGCGGAAAGCCGCGCTGCTGTAGTAGGTGCGGTCCTGGTTGGCTCGCTCCGCAAACGCACTCGGCTCCGGAATTCCTGCGTCCTTCAGGTACTGCTCGACGTAGTTTTTCCGCGCTTGCATTGCATCGCCAAGCGACGGCGTTGCCGCGGGCACCGCGGCGTCCGCCTCATCCATGAACACCTGGGCCAGGTTGCGGACAGTCTTTGCATCGTATTCTTCGGCGAGCTTCTTGAAGCCGGGTTTTGACTTCAAAATCTCGACGGCTTTATCGACGACCTGATTGAATCGGTTACGGTCCGCGTTCTCCGCTTCGGCAATCTTTGCGGTGAGCTCTTTGTATCTCTGGTCTTCCTGCAGGCGAGCAAACGCCTGGCGCTCCATCTGGCCGATCTCTTCCAAGGTGGCGTAACGCTCAGAGGACGTGCGCTGGCGGGTGGCCGTTATGCTTGGGCCCTTCATCTTCGGGCGACTGCCCTGCCGCGCGCGTTCGCCGAGCTTGGCGATGAACTCCTTCATCGGCTTGTCGACGGTGCGATCGCCGGTGAGGATGAACTCGACCGGCAACAGCGCAGCTTTTTGCGGAGCGAACGACCGCTGGCTGATCGGCGTGTTGCGGTCCAGGCCTTCGCGGAAGTTGACCCAGCTGTTCTGCGCGCGGGTCTCCATCGTCAGCGCCCAACGGGCCCACATGTTCGGCGTCATCGACATGTGGTTCTTCCAGGCCGCTTCTTCGCCCTTGGGTCCAAACTGCGCAGGGCTCATCGAATGGGCGTAGTAGTCGTGGACGCCGCGCAGCAGATCGTTGAAGAGCAGCGGGTAGCCGTTCACGTCGCGCTCGCCGCTGTCCTTGAGCAGCGGGTGCGCGCTGAAGTCCTGGTTTGGCGGCCCGAACGTGTCGGGCGCCGTGCCGTAGATGTAGAGGTGGTTGTTGTCCAGCAGATCCCGACGCATGTCGGCACTGGACTTGTAGGGCTCGCCCTTGCCGGTGAAGACTTCGAGCTTGACCGGCATCGCACGGAACTGGCGCAGGACTTCTTTGCTCAGCTCCTGGTACGCCTTGCGGACGTTCGGGTTCTTGAGATCGTTCTCGGGCAGCGAGTCGTAGACCCCGGCGATGCGGGTCTGCAGCGCGTCCTGAGCGGGCGTGATGTCCGTCTGCTCAAACGTCTTGACCTTGCCGAGTGCCGGCTCGCCCTTCTTGTTGGTCGTCGGGTTGAGGTAACCCGCTACGCGCTTTGCGGTTTCGTTCGAGACGCCGGTGCCGGCGGGAACGTCACCTCGTACTCGCTCGAATCCGAGCCCTCGGTCACGGTCACCGTAAGTCCAGAGGCGCGCAGGTCCGATATCAACTGTTCGGACATTCTTTCCAAGGGATTGCCGGGCTCGTAGTGCCCGCTCTCGGAACTGGTTGATTGCTTCTTCATTGCTTGGATCTCCAACGTAGTACGCCTCAACAAAGTCGTCGCCGAACGTCAGGCCTGGCAGGCCCGAGTCGGCAATCACTTTGTCGATCTGTTTGCGGTTCAGCCCACGCTCAAGCTCAAAGCGGAAGACGTGCGTGACATAAGAGCCATCGTCAAAGGACGTGCCCACCTTGGCTTTGATGCCGCGGCGGACATGGATCTGCTCCTGGTTGAAATTATCCGCGAACTTGGCCAGCGCGGCCAGCACCGCTGAGCGGTCGTCGTCTGCGAACGACACCGTCATGGACAGGCCGGACTCGACGTAGCCCCCGTAAAGGCCGGTGACGCCGTCCGCCTTGACCCTGGCCGAGGTGCCGGCCAACAGGTGGCGCAGGTTGTCCAGCGCCAGGTCTTGCAGCAGGCGGTGCGCCAGCATGTCGCCTTTGGCGGCCGCCGCCTGGAGCGCGGCGATGCCGGGGATCGAGCTGGTGTTGGCCGATAGGTTGACCTGGATCTTGTCCTTGGCCACCTCGGGCAGCAGGGTGCGGGCCGAACGCTGATCGACCTCTTCGGGGATGTCGCTGTTGAACGACACGCCGCCGTCGGCTGCGCTCTTGCCAGCGTCGCTGCCTTCCCAAGCCATCGGGCGAATCCCGCCGGCGAGCTTACGCACCTCCTCGCGCGCTTGGTCGCGCGTGAGCTCGCCCGCCTTGAAGCGGTCCCAGACCGCGTCAACCTGCGGGGCCAGCTGGTCCTTGATCGCGGCCGGGAACAGGGCGCGCACAGCCTCCCAGGTGATCGACTGCATCTCCCGCGGCAGGATGCCGCGCTTGGCGGCCGCGTCGCGGTAGGCGTCGGCGAACAGGCCGTAGGTGCCGGAGGCGCCGGTCTCGACGTTGCCGCTCACACCCGGCTGGCCCTTCGGGGTCGTGCCGAAGTTGTGCATCACCTCGAGCGCGCTGCCCGACAGGGCTTTCACGAACGCGGCCGCGACGGCGTGCGTGTCGATCGTGACGTGGCCGTCGGCGCTGCCCGGGCTGATGATGTTGTTGTAGAAGTTGCGGACCTTGTGCTCGTCGCCCAGGCGCTCGTCGATGTTGCGGAACGAGCCGTCGTTCAGGATCGACACGGCCTTCTCGATCGTGTCGAAGCCGCCCCAGGTCACGCTTGCGTCGCCGTCGTCGCTGTTGGTGACGTAGTCGCCAAATCCACCTTCGGGCGTAACCAGGCGGTACTGGCGCTCGTGGTAGGTCTCGTCGAACACCCGAATGTAGATCGCGGCCTGGCGATCGTTCATCTCCGAGAGGGTCATTCCCTGCAGCGGCCGGGCCTCCTCGAGGACCGCCTGGCGCGAGGCCTTGGTATCCACGTCCTTCGACGCGTTGACCCAGCTCTCGAGCCAGGCCGTCATCGCGGGCGACCAGGCCTCGTTCTGGCGGTTCTTCCAGATCGAGATGACGCGCTCGCCCAGCGACACGTTCTTGAACCAGTCCATCTGCGGGCTGAGCACGGCGAGCACGCCGCTGGTTTGCCGCAGGCTGATGTTGTACTTGCCGGCCCAGTCGTTGGCGATGCGGTTCGCGCCGTCGTACCAGAGCTTCGCGCGGGCGCGCACGTTCTCCGGCACCAGGTCGTGCAGCCACAGCAGGTTCTCCACGACGACGTCGTGCAGCTCCTTCATCAGGGCCTCAGCGTTGCCCTTGCCTGACAGGGTGTTGTACTGGCGCAGCGCGCGCGAGACCGCCTCGACGTGCGCCTTGCTGGCGCGGATGTCCTGGCCGTCAATCACCCACTTCTCGTCGTACGAGTTGCTGGTGCGGCCCTTCTTCGGCGCCGGCACCGGGCGCGTGGTGCTGACCTCGGTCCGCTCTTCGGGGTTGGTGAAGTCCGGGCGCTGCTTGCTGGCGGTGATCGTCTCGCCCATCTCCTGGCGAGCGCGACGTGCGGCCTCGCGCAGGCGGTTGCCCTCGGCTTGGAGGGGAGTGGGTTCGCCCGGCGCAGGCTCCGGCGTCTCTGCGGGCGCCGGCGTCTCGCGGGCCACCTGGGCCTCCATCGCGATCGCCGGGTTGCGCTGCTGCTTGGCGTACTCGGCCAGGGCGGTCTTGAGCGCGGCGCGCACCGCGGTCACGTCGCCCACGATCTCGTCGGCCTTGAAGCCCTTCTGGCCGACCGCGTTCAGGAACGCGCGGATCGCGCGGTTCAGCGCGGCGCCGACGCGCGCGATGATTCCGGCGGCACCCGTCGGGTTCTGCGCGGCAATCTCGTTGAACACCGCCGTCCAGAACTCGGGCTCCTGGAAGCGATTGCCCATCAGGTCGGAGGCCAGCTCCTCGATCGTCGCATCCTGGCCGTAGTCGGCCTGGAACGCAGCGAACTGCTCAGGCGTGAGCTGGGCCTTGATCACCGCCTCGACGGCCGCGTAGGCCTCGGGATGCTCGCGCTTGAGCAGGTGCATCAGCTCGTGGCCGAACACAGCCAAGGGGCTGATCTGCGCGTTGGCGTTGATGTGGATGTCGCGGTCGTTGCCGTCGACCACAAAGCCGTCAGCCCTGAGCGTGTCGGACGTGAAGACGACCAGGCGCTTGCCGAAGATGCGAGCGATCTGGTTAAGCAGCCGGCCGGTGTTGCCCAGCCTGCTGGGGTCGACGACGGTGGCGGTGTGGCTGACCTGTTTCGTGGTCTCGACGCCGTTCTCGTCGGTGGTCGTCTCGGTGTCGGTGACGGTAAGCGTGCCGCCCGGGCCCGAGCGGGTGGTGGACAGCTTCGCGTTGCTGGTGACCACGACGCCGTTGCTCGGCAGCCCCAGGGCGCGCGCCACGCGCTCGCCCATCAGGGGAGGGTTTTCCCTAGTCTGTTGCGTCGGCGCAACGGTCGGCGCAGGACCAGCGGCGAGCTCGCGCAGGCGGCCGCGCTCCTGCATGTCCAGTGTGAACGGCGCGGTGGCCGCGCGCTCGAGCAGGCTGAAGTCGGCCGCGCTGTAGCGCGACTGGGCCTGGCGCAGCGCGAGCACCTGGTCAGCGGTGCGCTGCGTGCCAGGCGTCTTCATCGCGGCGATCACGTCCGCGGTGCTGGGCGCCGCGGCCGGCTGGCCGGTGCGCTCAATCTGCGCCTGGAGCTCGCGATCGGCCTGTTGTTTATTTGCAACATTCCGCGCCTCCTGCTCGGCCATCGACTCTTCGTTCGTAGCCTGCAGCGCAGCCTGTCGCTTCTGCTCGCCGAGCTGATCGGTCGGCGTGGCCGGGACTTCGATCGGGCTCGTTGACACCACATCTGTCACAGTGTCGTAGGCGGTGATGCCGGTGCCGGTCTTGTTGCCGGGAACGCCGACGCTGGCCGCGTCAAGGATCGCGGCGCCAGGCGCAGGGATTGAGCCCTCGTTGGCCTCGATGCCGCGCTGCAGCTGATCGGTGACCGCCTCGTAGGGTTGGAACAGCTCGTTGCGCAGCAGGCCCTGGCGTTGCTGAGCCGCGGCCTCGAGGCGAGCGTTTGCCTCCGCCTGGGAGACAGGCGCGGCAGGGGTCGAGGTGAGGTCCAGGCTGGGCAGGCCGCGCTGCGCGATGGCGAACTTGCCAGACACGCTGGGGTGAGGCACGACTTCGAGACCCAGTGCGTTGCCACCGCTGGTCGCAGCCTCGTCGCGCAGGATCGCCAGGCGTTGGCTTGCCTGGAGTTCCGACATGGGCTGCAGCTCAACAAACGAGCTGGCCAGGCGCGGGGATGCGTCGGGGCGGGTCGCCTGGATCTGCTCCAGCGCCATGCGGCGCTCAAAGTCAGTGCCTGCGTTCTCGGCTTGCGCAGTAAGCTCGGCCTCCCGGTCGATGCGCTGCTGCAGCTCCTGAATGGTCGGCCGTGCTGCGGGCAAAACCGCTGCGGCAGGAGCGGCGCCAGCAGGCGCGATCGAGCCCGGGCGCAGGTACGAGTCGATGCTCGACGTCAGCTCGTCAACCGAGCCGGCCAGGTCGTTGGCCGCGGCCGCTGCGGTGGCGGCGTCGGGAGCCGTCTGCAGGGTGGTCTGGGCCTGCAGCTGGCGCTGGCGGGACAACTCCTCTTTTGCGGCGGCAATGTTCCGATCGACCGTGTCAGCCGTGGCTTGACCCGTGGCGCGGTTGTACAAGCCGCGGCCGGCCGCCATCGCGCCGCCTTGGCCCATGCCCAAGATTGACTCGTCGATGACATCCAGGGCGTCGACCTTGCCGTAGGCGAGCTTCTGACCCGCGGCCTCAGACGCGCCCTCGCCGGCCATCTCGGCGGCGATGATGCCCGTGCCGCGTACCGCGCGCGCCGGGATCGTGTTTCGTGCGGCCTGACGCGCCTCGATGGCGGCGAGCTGGGTCGCGCCCTGCGCGGCGTCAACCGTTCCGGCCTTGACGCCCTCGGTCAGCGCGCGGGCCTCCTTGGCCAACACGCGCTCGCCGGTGCCGGCCAGGCCGAACGTCACGGCATTCAGGACCGCGTCGGTGCCGGCGGTGCCGATGCCCTTCAGGCGAGACTTCTCAAGGAACGACTGGTACTGCTCGCGGATCAGAGGCTCCAAGGCCTTTGAGTCGCGCGGGTCGATGCCCTGCTCTTGCGCGGCCTTGAGGATCTGGTCGCGCATCGCTGCGCCTTGCTCAATGAAATAGCCACCGGCGGTGCCGCCCACAATGCCACCGCCGACGCCACCCACCACGGTGCCGACGCCGGGTGCCACTGCCGTGCCCGCGAGCGCGCCGCCCTTAGCGCCGACGTAACCGCCGGCCAAGCCAGGGGCAGAGTTCGGCAGGTTCTCGGCGATCGCGCCAGCAAGCTCGGACGGGTTGGTGACGAATTGCGCCAGGCGCTTGGCGGCCAACGAGGCGAACGCTCCCACGGCCTCCAGGCCCTGCGATTTCTCGTAGGCCTCTTGCAGCGGCTTGACCTCGGCGGCCATCTTCTGCTGCGTGGGCGTCTGCGGCAGCTGCGTGCGCTGGCCCTCAGAGACGATCTCGGCAATGCGCGCCGGGTCGTCAGTGGCCGCGATCTTGCCGGCGGCGATCGTGCTGGCTGCGCCTTGTGACAGACGGGCGCCCAAACCGGCGTCGCGCACGTCTTCCCAACTCTTTTTGCTGTTGGGGTCACCGCCTACAAAACGATAGCCGTCAACCACCTCGCCGGGCTTCAGTGCAACGTCCAGTTCCCAGCTTGCTTTGTCGTTGGGATCGCCACCGACAAAACGGTAGCCTTCGATGACTTGGCCTTTGGTGGGCAACGCCATGTTTTAGTCGCCTTACGGTGCAGGGTTGTTGCTGACGTTTCCGGGCGAGCTCCAGTTGCGCTCCCACGGCGCCGCAGGAGCCGCAGGTTTGCCGCCGGCTGGGCCTCCGGTCTTCGGCACGTTTGCGCCAGGCACTCGCTGGTTGATGACCGTGCGCTGGATCGAGTCGGCCAGAATCTCGTATTGACGCGCTTGCTCGCGGATAGCGTTGCGCTCCTCGTCCGAGTTGGCGTTCTCCGCGTCCTTGCGCAGATCCTTGGCCATCATTCGCCAGTTGGTCGCAGCGCTGATGACGTCGCTGGCGCTCTTGATCGACGCCCCTGACAGGTCGGTGATCTGCTGGGTCAGTTCTTCCCGTTTCGGGTCGCCAACCGGCAGCTTGGAGAGCTGATTGCGCAGGTCGAAGATCGACTTCTTCTGACCCAGCTCGAACATGACGGCCGCAGCCTGTGTTTTCGCAGCGCTGCCTTCCTTGGCGGTGCTGATGGTCTGCAGCGCGCTGATGTAGTCCTTGTTCTTGCCCAGGTCGGTCAGCGCCTGGCCCTCGGCTTTGACGCGAGCACCAGCGGCGAGGCCCTCGTTTTCCGCCCTGACCGGGCCCACCGCCCTTTCTTGTGCGACGGCGTTCGCGGTCTTGACCGGGCCAAGCTCCCCTTCGCGCGCAACCTCCACCCCGGTCTGCGCGGCGCCAACCGCTTTTGTCTCCGAAACCTTGGACTGGATACGCAGCGGATCAATCTCTTCGATGTCGCGCTTCTTGTCTGCAAAGTCGCGACTGCGCCGGATCTCATCAATGCGCAGGTCTTTCTGCTCCTGCAGCTCAAGGATCTTCGTGGCGTAGTCCAGCTTCTGCTGGGTTTCCATCTCGCCCTTGGCGTAAGTGGCATAGCCCTCACCCGCGCCCTTGAGCGCGCCGGCAATCAATCCGCCCAGCATGGTCAAGCTCCCATCATCGGTTGCGCGCCAGCAGCCGGGGCAGCGCCGCCCTGGCCGGCCTTCTGTTCGATGAAGCCGGCGATTTTCTGCACGTCCAGCTTGGCGGCCTGCAGGATGGACGTGATCATCACGTCCATTGCGTCGCCGAAGACCTTGTTGTTCACCGGCTCGATCCCAGCCTTACGCAGGAAGTCCGCCGCCTGCGACAGCAGCTCCACGCCGGCCGGGATCAGCACCTGCGGCGGCACCGTGCCATTGGACTCCTTGACGATCATCCCGATCAGTCCGGCGACCGCCATGCCGAGCCGCTGGGCCAGCGGTCCGTCGCCACGTTGGATGGAGTCGACCGCGGCCTGGTTGCTTTGCTTGGAGAACATGACCTGCATGCCCGCAGCAACCACGCGCTCGTAGGCTTCCTTGAACTCGTCAGGGATCTGGATGCCTTGGCTGACCTTCTCGGGCGTCAGGTCGTCGCGGCTTTCGGGCGCCTGGTTGGCTTGAATAAGACCTTCCATCATCGTTCTCCTGAATTAGCCGCCAGGGGTGGGCGCCATCGCGCCGGTGATCAGGCCGGGCTGCGCGGCAGGTGTGACCTGGAAGTTGGGGGTCCAGGTGGCGAGTGGGTTTTGCACGTTGACGTAGCCGGCGTTGAGGTTGGCGTGACGCCGCTTGGTCAACTCCACCTCGTAGCGCAGCTTGTCGGCCTGCGCCTTGCTCAGCTCGCCCTGCGCTTCCAGCGCGTTGATCTGCGCGCCGGTCTTGCCCGACAAAACGTCGGCCACGCTGCTGATGGCAGAGCCAAGCATGTACCCGGCGCCGGGGTTGGCCTTGGCAAAGTTCATTACACCGCTGCCAGCGTCTTTCACGTTTTGCCAAAGCTGCTCGCCGCTTGTCATTGGCCGAATGTTGGGCGCGTAGCTGGGGTCGATGGGCTGCCCCATCTGCTGCGCCAGCGAGCCGATCGGGTCGGTGCTGCTGCTTGCGATCTTCACCATCTCCGGCGTGGCCGGAATGTCGCCGCCAGGCACAGTCGGTGCGCCCGGAGCCCCAGGGGCGGCGGGCGCGCCCGGAGCCCCCGGAACGGCCGGCGCGCCTTGGAGCGCTCCAGCGTTTTCAAACCCGAGCGGCATGTTGGCCGCGCTGGGCGATTGCAAGCCGGGTGCGGCGCTATTGATCAGAGGCGGTGGGCCGTCAACAACTTGAACGGCGCCTGGGTCGAAGTTGGCCGACAGGTCCTGCAGCGGCTCGGTAGCCAGCGTCGGCTGGCCGCCTACCGGGGCGGCGAGCGCGCTGTCGACCACGTCGACCGACTGCGGCACCTGCGCGTTTGGAGTCTGGTTCAGCGCGCCAATGTCCTCGAACCCGAGCGGCGTGGTCGCGGAGTTGACGCCGTAGCCAAACGTCTCGCCCAACGTGCCGGACGCAAACATCCCCGCGCTCTCAGCCAGCGCTCCTACGCCGCCGGCCAGGCCGGTGATCATGCCGATCTTCGAGAGCGTTTTGTTGCCGGTGATGTTGCCGACCAAGCTGATCGCAGAGCCGGCGAACATCAGACCCTGCATCAGCGTGGCAGTGCCCGCGATGACCTCGGCCCCGGTAAACAGCATCGTGCCGATGGAGATGATCGCGCTGACAGGGTCGTTGCGCTCGCCGTAAGCCGGACCGCCGTGCGGGTCGCCGATTGGATGGTCAAGCGCCATCGCCCTCGTCATCGCGCGGCTCAGGTAGGTCTTCTGGTGGCGGGGGATGTACATGCTTATCTCCAGGGCAGATTGCCCAGCAGGTAGTACTGGAACGTCTCGTCTTGCCAGGTGGGCTTGAACCCCACCCGCTCGACAAAGCGTTTGTTCTTGTCAGATCCGCGCGGCACGCGCGTGGTCAGAAACCCGCGCCGCTCAAACAGTGGCCGCAGAAACTCTTGCGTGCGACGGCGCAGCACCGCCTTGCGGCGGAACCGCGGCACGATCGCGAAGTGGATCTCGGTGCCCTTGACCACCGCGGTCGCGGCGTGCTCGCCGTCGAGGTATCCGGGCACAACCTCCCAGCCGTCAAACGCGGACGCGCTGACCCCTCCAGCGGCGGCAAGCACAGGCTGGAGAAGTTCTTCGCGGGTCATCAAAGTGCGTTAAGCCGCCGGCGGTTTGGTGTAATCAAAGAAATCGTTGAGCTGACCAAGTATGGTCATTGCGCCTTCAAGCTGCGCCGTCTGCGCATTGATCGCTGCCTGCTTCGGGCTCACTCCGTTCGTGCCGTCAGCCGGGTCGCTGCTCAGATCCGGGTTGTTGTAAAGATCCGCAATGTTCTTCATTGCCTGCTGGTAGGCCTCAGACGCACTGGCCGAACCCTGCATCAGCTGCTTGTAGCGGGCCTCAGTGTTGGCCAGCGTAGTGCGCGTTGTCGCGTCGATGTTCTGCAGCTCTTTCTTCGTTTCGTTGTCTGCGTTGGCCAGCGCGGTCTTGAACGCAGCGTCGTACTGCTGCATGACGACTTTGTTGACCGAGTCCGCGTTGGCAAGATTCGCTTGCTGCTCGCGGGCTGCGTTGGCCTCGTTGACTGCGATGTCCTGCTGCACGTTGAACTTGCTGATCTCTGCGGCGTTCTGAGCGTTGGCCAGTTCGGCCTGCGTCTTGAGCTGTGCGTTTTGGATCGAAGCCTGCGTGCTGGTCTGCGCGTTCTGCAGGGAAGCCTGGTTGAGTGCGTTTGCCTTGAGCTGCTCCGCAGCGTTCGTGGCCGCGGCCTGCTCCAGCTTGAAGCGGTTGGTCGCCTCGTTGTTGGCCAGGGCCACCTGCGTGTCGGCCTGTGCGTTCTGCAGGGACGCCGTGTTGCCGGCGGCAGCTCCGAACTGTTTGGCCTGGTTCTCTGCGGCCGAAGTCTGAATCTTGGCCTGGTTAGCTGCTGCCGCCTCGAACTGCCGGGCGGCGTTGGTTTGGCCGGTGTTGAACTGGCCCATCTGGTTGGCCGCGTTGGCGTTGAACTCGCCGGACCGACCGTACATGGCGGCATCGCTGGTGGCGATGGGCAGCGCCTGGCGGATGACGGCGTCTTGACCAGCGCCGATGGCCATGCTGGAGTTGAGCAGCCCGCGGCGGTTCATGCCCTGCAGAGCCGACGTTTTGGCTTGCTGCATCAGCGGCGAGTTGGCCGCGATGATGCCCTGCAGTTGTCCCTGAACGGTCTGGTTGTTGTCGACGGTCCACTTGTTGAGGTCAGCTTGAGCGCCGGTGTAACCTTGCGACCCGGTAGCCGTTGAGGTGTATCCCGTCGAGCCAG